GCGAGTAAGTCATGCCATCGTTGGTATGTCCGTGCAAATATTTTTTAATGCTTCTACTAATGTTTTAGCTATGGAGCTAGCAGAAAGTAGTAATGGACATATGGATTTTAAATCTTTTGGCGGTATGCCAAATAACGCAGGGAGTGGTAAAAATGGTGACATCCTTTTTACTACAAAAGGACATAGTTCAGGTGACACCTACTCTATTGTTTTAGAGATGGTAAAAGTTTATTCTGACTAATAACGAGAAAAATTATGGCAAAAATTAAAGATTACATAATATCTGAAACAGGTGAATTTCCGCCACAATACAAAGTATTGCATATTGAAGAAGATGGTATTTGGAGACCAGTTTTTGGTCCAGACCCTGACTTACAAGATGCTGAACGTAAGTGTGCAGAAATGAACGGAGAAAGAGCAAGAAATGCTAAAGGACAACTTGTAGCTGACGACCCTTCGACTCCAGATATAAATGAAGCTTATGTTGGTGGGAAAAAACCGCCAAAGAAAAAAACAAAAAAACCAGCAGCTAAAAAAAAGGCAAAACCTAAAAAAGCTGCGTCTAACTAAAGGTGAATAAAATGGCAGGAAAAAAAACTAAATACATGGCAGGCGGTGGTAAATCCACTAAGTATATGGCTGGTGGCGGTAAGTCTACTAAATATATGGCTGGTGGAGGAAAAACTCCTAAAGTAGAAATGTATAAAGACTACGTTCAAAGAATGTTTGGTGGCGGTGCGACTCCAGGAACCAAAGGCAAGTCTATGGGCGGTGGTCCAGCTATGAAAAAAAATAAATAACTAGTGAATAGTATTTACTAAATATTTTTTGTGACCAAAAGGAAACGAGAAACACCTATACCTAGAACTACTAAAGGTAAAGGTGCTAACTACAGACCTACTAAATCTGGTGCTGGGATGACCAAGAAAGGAGTTGCTGCATATCGAAGAGCAAATCCTGGGTCTAAATTACAAACAGCAGTTACAGGTAAAGTAAAAAAAGGCAGTAAAGCTGCAAAACGCAGAAAGTCTTTCTGTGCTCGTTCCTTGGGTCAATTAAAAAAGAGTTCAGCTAAAACTAGAAATGACCCAAATTCTAGAATTAGACAAGCTCGCAGAAGATGGAAGTGTTAAATGGTCATGTCTAGAGCAACGATGCAGAATCAAATTACAAAAGCTCCTGCATCAAAAAAGAAAAATATCAAAACAACCCCTTCAGGTATTAAAATAACAAGAATAAAAAAAATATAATTTATGGCAACAAGCGGTACGCATACATTTAATTTAGATTTAAGCGATATTATGGAAGAGGCTTATGACTTAGCTGGCGTTGAATTACGTTCAGGTTATAGTTATATGGGTGCTAAACGTGCTTTAAATTTAATTTTTTTAGAATGGCAAAACAAAGGTTTAAATCTTTGGACAATAGAGCAAGGCACAGTCAGTTTGTCTGCAGGTACAAATACCTATAGCTTAGATAGTTCTGCATTAGAAGTAGTAGATGCTTTTATAAGAACAGATTCTGGAGATGTAAATAAACAATTTGACCAAAGACTAAATAGAATATCTAGAACAGAATACAATCATCAAGCAAACAAATTAAATCAAGCAAAACCTACACAGTTTTTTATTGATAAAAATACAGGCACTTTGCAAATAACTTTATGGTCAACACCAGATGATGCTGATACATATACTCTGGTTTATGACTACATACAAAAAATAGAAGATGCTGGTTCAGTGGCTAGTAACAATGCCGATGTTCCTGCTAGATATTTGCCATGCTTAACTTATGCTTTAGCATACAATTTAGCTTCTAAATATCCAGAAACACAACAAAGAGTGCCTATGATAAAGCAAAGGTACGATGAACTTTGGAATGAAGTAAGTAACTCTGATAGAGAAAGAGCAGCTGTAAAATTTGTTCCTGACCTAGCTACTTATAGATAATGGCATATGCAAGAGGTAAGAAAGCTTTAGGTCAATGTGACCGATGTGGTTTTACTTATAAATTAACAGAACTCAAGTATGAGATATTTGACAGCAAAAGAAATGGTTTAAGAGTCTGCCATGATTGTTTAGATGAAGACCATCCACAACTTAAAATAGGTGAATTAAATATAGTTGACCCTCAAAATTTATACAATCCAAGAGTAGATACTGGAGAGCAAGAATCAACAACGTATTTTTCTTTTAATCCTGTAGGAGGTGGAGTTACTGAGTTTGGTTCAAGTACAATGGGTTTAGATATAAAAGCAGAATTAGGAAAAATTAAGGTAGTAATAACATGAGTTGGACATTTACAACATTAAAATCAGCTATACAAGATTATACTCAAAATACTGAGTCTACTTTTGTAAGCAACTTGCCAACTCTTATAGTACAAGCTGAGAATAGAATAATAAAATCTCTAGAGCTACCAAACTTTAGAAAAAATGTAACAGGAACTTTAACAGCAAGTAATCCTTATTTATCTGCACCTTCAGACTATTTATATCCTTTTTCTCTTGCAGTGTTAGATGGCAGTAATAATTACGAATATTTATTGAATAAAGATGTTAGTTTTATTAGACAAGCTTATCCTTCTGCTAGTACAACAGGCACACCAAAGTTTTATGCACAATTTGATGACGATACTTTTATAGTGGCACCAACTCCTAGCACAGGACTTACTGTAGAATTACATTATTTTTATAAACCAGAATCTATTACAGTGGCATCGAGTGGTACAACTTGGTTAGGAACAAATGCAACAGAAGCTTTATTGTATGGTTCACTTGTAGAGGCTTATACTTTTATGAAAGGTGAGCCAGATATTTTGGCTAATTACGAAAATAGATTTAAAGAAGCACTAGGTAAATTAACATTAGAATCAGATGGTTATAATCGTAAAGATGCCTTTAGAGACGGACAAAGAAAAGTAAATGTTTGATGTAGATATTAAAAGCACAATAGGAGAAGTTGGTGTTAAAACTACAAAAAATACTGGTTTAACTCCTGAATATTGGACAGAAAGAATAATGGAACGCTTAGTTCAAATCAGCGATAATGCTGACCCTTTAGTACAAGCTCAAGCAAGAGCTTTTAAAGAAAATATTCAGAAAGTAGTTTTATTATATATGAAACAAGCTATTGCCAGCGACAGAAGCACAGTAGCAGGTTTATTAGAAAAACAAGGTCATTGCAAAATGGCTGACATCATAAGGAGGCTGTAATGGCAATTTCACAAGCAATGTGTACCTCTTTCAAAAAAGAACTTTTAGAGGGTGTGCATAATTTTAAAAACTCAGGCGGTAATGATTTCAAACTAGCTTTATATACTAGTTCTGCGTCTTTAGATGCTGCTACAACAGCATACACTACTTCTAATGAAGCTAGTGGTACTAACTATACAGCCAAAGGCTCTAGTTTAACTAGAGTAGACCCAACAACATCAAGCACAACAGCATTTACTGATTTTGCTGATTTAACTTTTAGTAGTGCTACTATTACTGCTAATGGTGCATTAATATTTAATGATACTGCTTCAGGCGACCCAGCAGTATGTGTACTAGCTTTTGGTGGTGATAAAACTTCTACAAATGGAGATTTTACTATTCAATTTCCTACTGCCGATGCAAGTAACGCTATTATAAGAATAGCTTAAATTAAATGTCTAATATAACTGGCTGGGGTAGAGGCTCTTGGGATGAAGGCTCATGGGGTCAACCAGTACCAGTTGTAGTCACAGGAGTTAGTGCTACTTCTAGTTTAGGCACAGTAACACAAGCCACTTCAAATACTGTACAAGTTACAGGCTTAGCAGCAACTAGTGCTTTAGGTAGTGAAACTGTAGTTGCACAAGCTATACAAGCACTTACAGGAAATGCAGGTACTTCTGCTTTAGGTGATGAAACAGTTACAGCTGCAGCTTTAATTGCAGAAACAGGCTTAGAAGCAACTTCTGCACTAGGTAATGCTATAACTGCTGGAGCAGCAGTCACAGGAGTTTCTGCAGTAGCTTCTACTTCTAATCTAGGTGATGAAGTTGTAGTTGCACAAGCTGTATTAACAACCACAGGAACAAGTGCAACTTCTGCTTTAGGAACTATAAGTTTAGTAACTATTAATAATTTATCGCCTACTGGATTAGAAGGCACAACTGGTTTAGGCGAAGAAACAACAATTGCTAAGGCTGTTGTTTTACCTACAGGTAATGTCGGTACATTTGGAGACTTTTTTGTTAATGTTTGGAGTCTAGTAGATGAAAGCCAAACACCAAATTATTCAGAAGTTTCAACTTCACAAACACCAAGCTATTCAGAAGTATCTACTTCACAAACTCCTGATTGGGAAGAAGTAGCTTAATAAAATTTAAAGAGGAAAAAATATGGCAACATATGTAAATGATTTAAGACTTAAAGAAATCACTACTGGTGATGAGTCTGGAACGTGGGGAACGTCTACAAATACTAATTTAGAATTAATTGCAGAAGCATTCAGTTATGGTACTGAAGCTATAACTACTAATGCAGATACTCATACTACTACTATCGCTGATGGTGCTACTGACCCAGGCAGGTCATTATTTCTTAAATATACAGGCACATTAGATTCTGCTTGTACTATTACTATTGGTCCTAATACTGTTTCCAAGCTATGGGTAATAGAAAACGCAACTTCTGGCTCACAAAATATAATAATTAAACAGGGTTCAGGTGCTACTGTAACTATTCCTAATGGTGAAGTTAAAGCTATTTATTCTGATGGTGCTGGTGCTGGAGGTGCTATGGTAGATGCCTTTGCTAATTTAAAAGTATCAGATGCAGCACAAACCAACATAACTAGTTTAGGAACTTTAACTACTTTAACAGTTGATGACATTACAATTGATGGTTCTACTATTTCTGATGGTGCTGATTTAACTGTTGATGTTGAAGGCGATATTATTTTAGACGCAAACGGAGGCAACGTAACATTTAAAGACGATGGTACTGC